TAATTTGATTGAATTTCCTATATCAGGTATTATCACTGCGGATATGATATGGGATGAGGTAGATAGCTTCTTAGTCAATGGACTTCCAAGAGGAGATACCACCGAACTAATCCCTGAGCTAGATGAATTTCTATCTTTTGTCGGAGGTCAGTTAATGGTCTTGACTGGTATTCCTAATCATGGTAAGTCACCATTTGCATTGATGATCATGGCAGCTCTATCTTTGAAGAAAAAATGGAAGTGGGCTTTATTTACTCCTGAGCATAAACCTTTGGCTATTTTTATTGTTAAGGTATGCGAGCTGATATTAGGAAAACGATTCAGAAAAGGAGTTGGTCTTACTGATAAAGAGAGATCACTAGCTAAAGCTTTTGTGAACGAGCATTTCTTTTTCATAGAGCCGGATGATGAAAAATACACTCTGGATAATATCATTGAAAAAGCCAAGGAACTTGTGAGGAGAAAAGGTATCAAAGGACTTTTGATTGATCCTTGGAACAAGCTTGAGCATAATATGGAAAAAGGGGACAACGAAACAACTTATATTTCAAAGGAGCTTGATAAGATTATAAAATTCGATCAAAAGAACTCTGTGTTCACCATCGTGGTAGCTCACCCTACTAAAATCAGGAAGGTTTTTAAAAGCGATTTGTTTGAGGTTCCTAATCTTTATGACATATCTGGTTCAAGCAACTGGTTCAATAAGCCGGATATTGGAGTTTCATTCTACAGGAATTTTAGTACAGGGACAAGTGAGGTCTATATTCAGAAAATGAAGTATGACCACTTAGGGAAGCAAGGTAGATGCATGTTGGCTTACAATATGAATAATGGCAGGTTCAATGGTAAAAATTCAGGTTATGATAACACAAACTGGCTGATAGATCAACCTAAAAAAGAAAATACCAATCTACCAGAAATACCTTTCGTTGATAACATTCAGGTTTCATCAGATATTCCTTTCTAGCATGGATATAACTATTTTTGACAGAGATATCTTCTCTAAACTGCATTTGTGCGAGCTGAATATGTATTACATCATTTCAAATTTTAAATTCGATACAGATACTTTTAAAGAGTCTCTTGTAAAAAGGAAGATTTTATTTAGAGACTTAGAATTTAATAAAGATTGTAGTCAATTTAGAATGACTGAGCCAAAAAAAATGCCAGTAGAAGATTTAATTAACGATGATTTATGTGCAGCAAGGAATTTTTTACTTGTGCTTGAGATGCATGACGACATTCAGAAGAATGGTTATTTCAGGGAATTACCTCCACCAGTATTCACCCCTGCTAACAAACAAATAAAAAGGAGACAATAATTATGGAAAAACCAATAAGCGTAGTTATTCCTTTCAAGTCAGATGTAGAAAAGGATTATAGAGAGTTATTTTACTCACTTAGGAGCTTGCAGAGTAAACTAAAAATGGAAATTGAAGTATTTGTATGTGGAGATAAAATAAACTCACTACATGGCTTAAATTACATTACTTGTAAAGACGAAAAAGGTAAAGGAGTAAAGGAAAGAAATATCTACCGTAAGATTCTTGCTGCTTGCCATGATGAAAGAGTTTCTGATGATTTCATCTTCACAAATGACGATATTTTTCTGTTGAAGGAATTTTCAGAGATACCTTACTACCACAAAGGGGAGTTGATGGAGACGATGAAAAAAGCTAACATGGATTACAGAGCTTCACTGAACCACAGTCGGAAGTATCTGATCTCAAAAGGAAAGCCGACATTGGACTATGACACCCACTTTCCTATCGTTTATAACAAGAGAAAATTTATTGATACATTTGCTAATGAAGCAATTGATTTCGATCAGCCATTTGGATATGTGATTAAAAGCATATACTGCAATATGAACTATGTAAGTGGTATTTACGGTGGAGACTGTAAAATTAAGCATCCGAAGAAGTACAAGGAACTTTTAAAGCGAATTGAAGGAAAGGAGTTCTTTAGTACCTCAGATGGATGTATGAATGAAGCAATGATAGAATTATTAAATGAACTATATGAAAACAGAAGCAATTATGAGAAATAGAGCCATTCTATTCACTAGAAGTGAAGGTGGACTAAAAGTTCCAGTAAATTTTGATGTTTACGAGGACGAATTGAGCAAATATACTGAGGTACTCAAAAAATCAGTTTTTTCTAAAATGTTCAATAAGAATATAAAAAGCAGAGTTATAAAAATCGATAAGGTTTTTGTACATGCTTTATTCTTTGAAAATGGTTTAACATACGATGTTTACCCGGAAGGTTTCAGGTTAAGAGAATTGCAAGGAGTGGCTGTAATATGATCAACTTAAAGACATTCAAAATACTAACCAATTATGTTTTGGTACTACCAGACAAACAATTGGAAACATACCAGAGAGGTGGAGTTGAATTAGGAATTATCTCTCCTGATTTCAAGTATGAAAAAGGTGAGAAAATATCGGTAAAAGAGCGTAACATGAGCGTAATGGGTACGGTGTACACTGTGCCGGACAAATTGTTATTCAATTTGAAGCTTATCAACGAACTAAATGACCATACACTATTTACTGTAATTGGCAAAGAGGCTGTACCTGTAAATATCAGCTTACATAGGCAGATTGGTAACGCTACAGAAGCCTCAGTATTATTCGATGTGGATATGGAGATAGCTGTTGGTGACAGGGTTAATTTCTCTTACTTGTCTCATGTTAAAGCGAAGAAGGAGGGTATGATTGTAGATACTGAGCTTGGAGAAATGTACCTTATCAAATACGATATGATCTACATGACTCTTACTGCAGACAATAAGCCTAAAAAAATGCTTAACGGATACTTGCTAGTAGAACCGGAAGAGATAGAAACTCTAAAAGAAGGCGCACAGGAGTTTATTGAACATACTGGTGGTATTGTTACTCTGGCTCCGAAGTTCAAGCTAAAAAAGACAAAGAAAAATCAGATTGGTAAATTAATATTATCAGGATCAAGATGCAGGGGATATCTGCAACACAAGACAAAGACAGACTGTATTCAGGAGCTTGATAAAGACGAAAAACTAATTTACGATCCAAGAATCTGTCAGAAATTAGAGTTTGACACACATCAGATTATGAGTGACAAAGTTCTGCATCTAATACAGAGAAAAGACATTCACTTCATCTGTGAGAAGGACTTTGATTTCAGTAAACTAAGTTTGGAGAAAAGGAGGAAAGCAAATGTATAAGATGAATAATTGTTTGGTTGATTTTACCACTTGTCCTAAAGGAACTAAACTGGTGAATTTCTTCCCTGAGCTTGGCTCATTCAAAGAGTTCACCAATGTAGAAAACGAGGACATTATACGAGTCGCAATATCTACAGCGGATATGGAAAGTCCATTTCTAAGAATAAAAGACAGAGAGACCATGATTAGGTCTCTTTTTGGGTTTCTAGGAATTTCGATCACAACAGAAGAAGAGGTTGCTTTCTATGAGAGTATTTTAGAGTATAAAAACACTGAATATTTGGATTGTTTTGGTCGTTATCTGATGATACTACACGATATTGACTGGACGGAGTACCAAAGCACCAAGCAAACCCATGATGTTCTTACAATGGATAATATGAGGCCTAAAGGTGAGACGGAAAACATAGATGCTTTTGTTAAGAGGAGAGTTAATAGCCAGAGTCACTTGAAAAATATCGGTCAGGATTTAAAAAAGCTAGAGGCTAAGATATTTCCTGACAGCAGAGCAGCTAGAGAGTTCGCTATAAATGAAGCTAAAAAGATCACTACTTATGCGGAACGCTTCGCAGAATCAAATACTTTCATATGATCAACTGGAAAAAAAGAATATCGAAGGATGAAAAATATATTGATCTGCAGGGATTACCTAATTATCAATTGAAGTGGGGAGAGAAGTCGAAGGTTCAGAAGGTTTACGAATATGATTTCATTGTTCCAGAAGAGCCTAGGGATCAGGATTGTGTAGGCTATGGATTAGACCCTTATAACCAGATTTTCTACAGAACTTTAATTCCTGAGCAGGTTAGGGAGCCAAATAGAAACTTTGGTAGGGACAACTGGACGATAAAGGAAATTGACGAATTTATTGAGAATGAGTGGCATCGAAGAAAAAACGGAGTATGGTATTGGATAAACGGCAAGAAGACTTACGTTACCGGAATACATTACATGAAGATGAATTACTGGACTGCGATCACTGGTCTGGAATTTAAATATAAATTTTCTGATTTAGAGTTCTTCTACTTCTGGATGCATGCTTTATATGAACCCACTTGCAAAGGAATAATTGACTTTAAATGTCGTCAGATTGGGGATACTGAGAATGTCATGCTTATTATGTGGGAGTACGGTAGTCGGGTTAGGGGTACTACAAACACAATGCAGTCATGTATCAATGAGGATCACGTTATAGGTTCTTACGAGAGGCTTGTGCATGGACACAGTAATATGATTTATTTCTTCAAACCAATGAATCAGGGTACTGACAACCCTAAAAAGGGATTGATACTTAACTATCCGACCAAATATAATACTCAGGCTGCAGTTCGTGAATCGTTAAAGAACGGAGAACAGATCAATAAGAGTTCCAGAGATGATTATGAGTACCCTCCAATAGGCTCTAGGTTCAAATATGGCCCTTCTAAAATTACACGTTTTGACGGTTCAACAGGGGTAGGTAGAGCGTACTGTGATGAGTTCGGTAAAGCCATTGATATGAATCCTATGGAGTGGCTTAAAACTATGGTAGAGGCGACTTTCTCTAACATATACGGGCGTAAGATGGGTATGATACTAATGACCTCTACAGTTGAGGATATCGGTTCCGATTCATTGGAGTGGGCGTTACAGTTATATAACCAGTCAGACCCAAACAAGAGAACTAAAAGTGGTTCTACTACCAATGGTCTTTTAAGGTGCTTTAGGAATGCAGTGGATAGAGGAGAGGTGGATAGATGGGGATACCCTATGAGGGAGAAGATAGAGGCCACGATTAAAGAGACCATTGCAATGCTTGTTGAATCAGGGGATATCCAAGGGGCGATCTCTTATAAAAGAAAAAACTGCCTTACAATAGATGATGTATTCACATCTGCAAATGATAACTCTCAATTCGATATAGAAAAGCTCACTAAAAGACAATTCTGGTTGCTCAACAAAGCTGCTAAGAGTATGTGTGTTAGAGGTAATTTAAAATGGAAAGATGGAGTTAAAGACACGGAGGTGATATGGGAGCCTAACTCTAAAGGTAAGTGGATGATATCAAAACATCCAAATGACTTCGGATTGCAATCTAACGCTAAAATGAATAGTGTGATCGCTCATAAGCCTGCTAATACAAATTTCTTCAAAGCAGGACTCGACCCTTATGATCAGCAAACTACAATGGAGAGTGAAGCTAAACGATCAAAAGGAGCTATTTGTGTAAAACGAGTTTTGGATGAATATATAGATGGATCAACTGAAAACTACCATCAGACAAATGATCCAGAAGGTAAATTTAGGATTGGAGATCCTATGAATTGGGGTGAAAATTTTATCACCAATCGAATTGTATGCGATTACTTATACAGAGAAGATGACCCTAATGATTTCTTTGAGGATATTATACTTACAATGGTTTACTACGGTACAGATTTTCTTCCAGAGAAGGATAGATTCGGAGCTTGTCACGCTTACTTAAAAACAAGAGGTTACGAACTGTACTTAATGGATAAACCTACTGACAAGAAAAACAATAAGGGTAATCAGGAAAAAGAGGGCGTAAGTGCTACCATAGGTAACATCGATACTTATTTCAGTTTTCTAACTACGCTATCAGCAAAATGGTCTGGTACGATTGACCATCCACGAGTAATCGAACAATTGCTTAGTACAAATTTCAAGAATAGAGGATCAAAAGATTTATCTGTTGCTGTAGGATGGTGTGAGTTCGCAGCTAATCAACCAAGATCAGCATATAAAGCACAGGCGCAAAAAGAATTAATTCATCATCAGGAGTATGCAGTATAAAATCGGAATAGGAGTAACTGTCAAGGACAGGATTGAGTCTAGTGAAGAGTGTATTAATAATATAAAAAAGTTAAGTAAGGAATGCAAGTTAGTGGTGGTGGACGATGGAAGTTCGTCACCATTTCCATTATCTGACTTTAGGTTTGAAAAATCAGTAGGTATTGCCGTAGCAAAAAACAAGTGCTTTGAGCTACTTGATGATTGTGATTATATATTTTTGTTTGACAATGATTGTTGGCCAATACATGAAGATTGGTATGAAAGATATATTGAGGCGTATAAGAAAACTGGATGCGAACATTTCTCATTTACTTTTTCAAATTTAAGTGATGGTAGGCCTAACGGAAATAAACAAGCAGAAGATCATGGGGAAATTATTTCCTATAGAAACGCTTGCGGATGCGCTCTATTCTTTACTAGAAGATGTCTGGATGTAGCCGGAGGGTTTGATCCTGTATACGGTCAATATGGGTACGATCACACTGATCTGTCTACAAGAATCAACAATCTTGGACTAACACCATATCGCTTTTGTGATATACCAAATAGTTTAGAATTATTTCACAGTCAGGATTATTACAGAGAGGTTTCTACTACAGTGAAGGCTAAGCAAGCGAGACTGAGTATAAATGCTAAGATTTACGCACAGAATATAAGGTCTAAAAAGTATATCCCTTACAAAAAGCCAAACACAGCAATAATAACTACTTACTTTACTACTGTAAAAGACCCTCAGAGAGATAACAATTGGGAGCCAGATCATAGTAAATTAGAAAAGTTAATCAAGTCAATGAAAGGTCAGAAGCTAGTTATCCTTCACGACTGCTTTGATAAAGAAAGCACTGATCAGATTGAGTATGTTAAAGTAAATCCTACTTGTAATCCTTATTTTCAACGTTGGATCAGTCTATACGAATATCTAACTGCCAATAAGTATGATGCAGTATTTATGGTAGATGGTACAGATGTAGTGATGTTAAATAACC